CCCGTGGCTCCGTGAGTCCCTGTGAGGGCCTGCGGATCAAGTCACATATCGCTGACTCCGGATGAAGGACTGTATAGTCTTACATTGAAGGGTTAATTCTCTCCATTGCAAGATTATATAGATCTTCATCACTTCTCTTAACTCGTGGTTGCAGAGGAATATTCATGTTGCCGCCAGCAATGGCAAGCATCAGTGAATATACATCGAACTTACATTTCGTAACTCGATGTCCCCGGTTTAGATACCGGTAAGTGTCCACACTTGGTAGATTTACTAAGTGTGTATACTCTCCTTGCATCCATTTGTTATAGATGAAGTTCTCCTCTTCTATGTAGTCGCCATCGCTGTTTACAGCCATGGCTTCTTCAGGAAGATACCTCTCGACCTGCTCGTATAACGAGAAGACCAAGGGGTGAGATGGTTCCAGTTGATACCCGTCGGTAGGGCTACTCTTAGTAACACTGTCAATGTTATTAACAATGTCCCAGAATAGCTTAGCTCTTGCTAAGCCAAGCAGCCTGTCTTGCGTAACCTCGTCAGAGGCATGCAAGATGGCAGCCCATGAATCGGGTGTTGGATCCCATAAAGGGTCCATACCTGTTATTCGTTCTGGCAAACTGAGTATACCGATTAGTGTCTTGGCCTTTTTGTGCCGTTTCACTAACTTGAGTAGACCCGGGGCGAGGAATTCTTTCGAATAACCTCTCTTAATGCATAACCTGTACAATTCTAAGAATTGCTCAGGGTACCTATTTATCCCCTCAAGAAGATGCACGGGTAACCCCGTGATTTCTCCTTCAGGAGTAAATAGTCTCTTAGCGAATTCGGCATAGCCGGATTTGCTAATTGTGCATTTAGATGTACTTATAGAGACCCCTAAACGCTTGATCACGTTTAAGTAGAGCTTATAAACTCTCTTATCCGTGTCAAGTGTATCATCACCCAATATAAGGTAATTATATTCCCTTATACCCACTTTGTGGGCGCACCACGCTTTAACAACGTGATGTGTGAAGGTGCTGATCGGCCATGAGCTCAAAATGCCCATGGGATTCCCAACTGCGTATTTCACGGCACCCAATGGGTGGGTGAATTCGCGGTCGGATATAATCGATCTCCATAGGTTCCCTATGTTGTCACCATACGCAGCTTTCACTACGGCAGTTTCCAATCTAATTGGAAATCTGTCCGTGAAGGCTGTCATATCTGAACTGAACAAGTTCGATCCTAGACCTTTGACAAGGTCTGGAATCTTATCTTGCAGGTATGTCACATCACCTCTCAGACGTCGAAGACCAAGCATGAAGTTATCATGCAATGCGGTCAACGATACGTTTGAAAACCAGTCAGCTATAGCGATAACTCGCGTTTTCGCGAATTTATCCTGTAGCAAAACTAGTTTAGAATGACGTCGGGTTTCCCCGACCTCATCTGAGGTCTTATAGTTACTTAGTTTCATCCAAGGGATGGTATGTTTTAACATCTCTTCAATGTCACTAAGCAGTTTAGGGGCTTTACTGCGTAAAGCAGCTAAGTCTTCTAAACAGGTAAGTGTCGCCGGGCCGTTCGGTCCAGCTTTCTTACTAAGTATAAGATGACCTTTAAGTTCTGAAGGCAAAACCTTCAGTAACTTAGAAGTCTTGATGTACGTTTCTATCTCTTCCAGCAGACTTGCGTCTGCTGTGGAGTCGGAAATTATCGTATCCACTAAGTATTGAGGTTTAACCTTAATACTTTCGAGTGTTCTTAGAATACTCAGTGAATAAGACATACTACGGATACAACTTCTGTCCGGTTTGATAAAGGAAATATCCTTTGCCAAACCGTCCCGGTCTGTTTTACAGAACGGGATCTCCGTGATCGCCTGTCGTAAGCAGTACTGTTGTACTTGCAAGCGATAGGCTTTCAACCTAGTTATTGCAAAGGCTTCGCCTTTGTGTTTAACCAGGTGGCGGACTAAAGATACAAGTTGTCTTGTAACTTCAGGTGAG